ATAATTAAAATAATCTTTCTTAACATAGTTTCTCCTTATTCTAACAAAGTATGCAGTTCGCTAAAAAGCACATAGTCTAATTCTTCGCGTGCCACAAAATTAGCGGAATAATCGCTTTGTCCTGCGTAATACCGGTATGCACCTGTTGCTACGGTGCGTTGCTGAATGATCCAAGAGCCATTTTCTGAAAGATAACCGAAATATTGAACCTCATCTCCCAAGCTTTCATCGGAGACCTGAAAGATACACTCTTGCGTTCCTACCTTATGAACAATAAAACGATAATCAGTTATTTCCATTTATACTCCTTTATGTTTTCTTCATATTTGCAATTACCGCCTTTACTCTATTAGCAAGATTTTCTTCAATTTTTTCTTCTCTTTTGTTAAGAATAGCGTGTTCTTGAGCTATTAATTCCTGTTCATGTTTACAGTTAAGAGCTAATTCATTTAATTCTTTCTTTTGCTTAAAGACATTTTCTGCAAAATCTGTTTCCCGAATTAAAAGTTCTGCTGTTTTATTTTCTACTTCTTTGAGAACCGCTTTAGCATTGTTATATAAAGTAGATATATCCTCTATTTTCTTAATCTCTGCTTCTCGCGCGTCTAAATCTTTTTGCTTAGTGTCTTGTTCGATTTTAACCAAATCTAATTCCTGTTTTTTACTGGCAATATCTTCCAATGTTTTTATAACTTCCGTTCTAAAATCTCCTAACACCCCACTAACTTCCTCTATTTTGTTTAAAATTTCTAACATTTTACCCCTCCTTAAAAGTTAATTATTTCATTCCTGCTATATAACAAGCTACTGCCGCTATATCATCAGCGTCGGTATTTGTCGCTGTCAATATTACCTTTGCGTATTTATATGGCCAATCAGCATCCAGCCAAAAGAAATACCAACCATCGCTGCTTATAGTTTCAGATGTTTGCGGAGTTGCTCCACCGGCTACATCCATGAACGAACCAGTAACATAATTAGTGCCGTCATAAGAAACTTGCAATGTTACGGCAAGGCTTATTGCATTACCTACCTGTGTTTCGTCATAACTTACCCAAAAACCAACTTTTTTATAATCTTGAACATTAACTTCCGCGCTTACTGCAACAGGATCAGCATTAAGTATTGTTGTTGCTATAAGTGTTTCGTTAATTTCTCCCGCCCAAACCTGGCTGAATAAAAATAAACTAATCAATAATCCTAAAACTGTTTTTTTCATAATTCCTCCTTTACCATTCTATTAAGACGAAACCCGCGGCTCCTGCTCCTCCGGTAGCTGTATTCGTTGCAGCAGTTTTAGCTCCTCCCCCACCAGAACCATAGCCAGTTCCCGCAGCACCATTTAACACTGTTGCTCCTGCTCCTCCTGCTCCAAAGTGGGAACCACCGCCTCCACCACCTCCACTTGCACCTTGTCCTGTGCCACCAAGACCACCACCTCTTCCTGAACCAGCAGTAACACCTGAAGCATCTAATCCTGCTGTTGTTCTATCCCCACCCGAACCACCATCAGCAGCGTAACCACTTCCCCCGCCGCCTTTTCCCCCTCCTGTTACTACATCACTATTAAAACTGGAATTACCACCAGCAGTAGGTGTTATACTATTTGTCGTTCCACCGACACCACCCGCTCCAACCACATAAGCATAATTATTACCCGGGACAACAGTAAGAGGAACTCTAATTTTACACCCTCCACCGCCTCCACCACCTCCACTTGTGCCATCATCTGCACTTCCCCCACCGCCTCCACCACCCGCTTGGATAGTATAAAAAACTTGTGTAACTCCGACAGGGCATGTCCAATTACCTGAACCCGATAAATAAAGTTGTTTTTTGCTTACCCCTGTCAACGCACTCCCATCCACCGCAGGGAGTTTTGAGGAAGCGTCTAATACGACTACCCCGCTTGCTGCATTAGCCTCGGCAGTTGAGCCTGTGCCGCCAAGCGCAGCAGGTAAAGGAACAGGAATAATATTGCTTTTCTTAGCTTTCTTTTTAGTATTACCTGTTTGACTATCTTCTATTAAAAATAAATCGTTAGCGTGCAAAGAAGTTTTTTCTGTCAAAGTATTTATTACCAGCAAAGATGATTTCTGTATTTTTTTCTGCGCATTAGAAGCTTCGCTATCTTCAATAATAAGTAAATCTGCGTCAACAGGTGCTGTTTTTTCAGTAAGCCCATTTATATTCACTTGGGATATTGTTACCTCTACATTAGGCAAGTCTACTACACTCTGAATATCGGTAATTGAGGAGTCAAATTTTACAGCCCTATTAACCTGTTCCTGTAATTGCTGCATCATCATGACCATTTTATCAAGCTGGTCTTCTAATATATCAGTGGAGAATATATCATTTTGCGTATAGTCTAATTCTTGTTTCAATGCTTGTTTACGCCTGGCAATGAGCTTATAATCAGATGAATAAACTTCAACAGTAGTAATTCTGCCGCCTGTTTCAGTTAATAATGATACCGAGTAATCGGTGCTTAATGTAAGTAATGTTTCCGCGCCGGTTGCTATTGTATAAAGAATAACCTCTAAATCATCCTCGGAAAAGACCTTAAAATCAAAATCATAAGTCGTTCCTCCTGAACAGAGAAAAATAGTTTTAGATACTTCCGAGCTTAATGCCATCTTGTTGCTCCTTTTTTGCCTGACAAATGAGAAAAAATATGGTTATAATTAAACATTATGAAAATCAAATCATTCCTGCAATTTATTACATCAAAAGATTTTCTGATTAAAGTTGTCTTAACTTTAGTAATTGTTTGGTTATTACAACATATAATTAAGTTGCCAGAACCTACCCGATTTTAGAACCTAGACTTTTCCTCATAAGTCTGCAATCCCATCCCGAATACTCCTAATACGCTTGCTGGTAATAGTCCTGGACTATCCTTCGCAAGATCATACATATCCTGTAAAACCATAGGAATAAACCTCTGGACTACTTCTAAAGGCACATTTATCTTTTCTCCTATTGCATTTTGTCCTTTTGCTAAAGCCACAATAAAAGATGGAATAGGTGCTAATTTAGACTCAAAGAACCTTTGGATAATATCAGCTCTCGTCATCGGCTTGTAACCTTCGCCAAGTGTCATTTCTTTTCCTGTGGTTGAACTAATATATTTTCCTGAAACTATCCTTGAAGCAATTACAGCTAATTGTTGAAATCCACCCCAAGGATCAATCCGGGTATTACCAATCTTGATTTTCATAAAATCCGAACTTCTTGAATCATTGCTTACCTCTGCTCCAGCCATTTTTGCTAAAGTAATTGCCCCTAATCCAAAACCGATAAAGGAAAATAGTGATTTAAGTGCCTCTTTTCTTACAAAAGGTTTTTGCTTAACATAGAATTGCGGGTTGAGTAAATTTAACCTAGACATTATTAACCTGGGAGAAAAGAAAATATTATTCAAAGCAATGGCCGATTTTTGTAATCCATTAGGTAGCGTTCCTCTGCCGGTAGCATTATTAATAAAATCAGCAATAGACTTAGTTAAATCCCTGTTTTTTCTTGGGTCTAAGCCTAACCCCTCAGCCTTATTTACTAAATCAGCAAAAACATCAAATCTTAATTTATTTAAAAATCCAACATAAGCCCTACCGGAAGCTCTTACACCCCTACCAACTAAAGGTATTTTTTCAGCCCAATTAGACATAAAGGCTTCTTCCCTTTGACCTAACATAACATCCATATCGGTTAAAGAAAGATTGCTATCCCTGGCTAATTGGAAATCAGGATGGGTTACGATAGCGTCTTGGATTGCTTTATAAGACTCTTCACTCTTAAAAGCCCCAAACATCTTTTTAAATGAAGGAAAGAATTGTTTAGGCCTGCCGATTAAAAATACACCTTGACGCATAGGTGCAGATAAATCTATTGAAGCCATTAAAGAACGGGGAATATTGGCAATTTGTGTTCCAATAAACTTTGCTTGCTCAAAGAATGTTCTTTTACTTAAAATTGTCTTGGTAAAATCTTCACCAAAGACTTTATTTAACATAGCCAATTCGTTTTCCGTCGGAACTTTACCACCATACTCGCCAAATAGTTTTGCCAATCCTTCCCTGGCTGATAATTTATCCCACTCTCCAATTTGGTTGCTATCTTTAACCATATTAAAAAGACTATCTATATCTTCTTGGGTAAGTTTATTTCTTATGGTTTCAAATTCAGCCCTGGGCAATTCCCCCTTTAATGCCCCTAATTGAGCATAAAATCCTTTTTCCCCCCTGACCTTTTCACCTACCGCTTGCATTTTGGCGAACTTTTGAGAACGGGCTTTAGCGTAAATTGTTTCTTGCTCTCCCCTAACAGATTTAGCTCCCTTTAGAGCATCTATGACCTTTTTCACAGGATTTCCAGTAACTACCTGCTCATTACCTGCTTGTGCTTTATTTTCTAATAATCCAGCCGGAGCTTTTGTCGGCTCTCCAGCTTTTAGCGACATCTTTTCACTTGTTGGTTTAATTCCGAACATTCCCTTGACTTTCGCCCAATAAGGCTTATCTGTTAAGGTGATAATTTTTTCAGCTGGTATGTTTATATTAACTCCGTGTTTTAAAGCAGCCCTCATATCATAACTATTCAAGTTTAGGCTTCCTAATAATGACTGTTGTTCGGGTGTTGTTAATTTACCTGTCTGAAAAATATCTCTTACCTGCTCTGCCATTAGATTTATAGTTTCCGGCATTTTATATTCAGTAATCTTGCGCTTAAAAAATCCTTCCGCTAAACCTGGAGCTTTTTTAAATACACCACCTACTATCATTGACTTACCGATAAAATCAGCCATATCAACAACTGCGGTTATATCTTCGCTTATGCCCCTATCACGGAGATAATTATTAAATTTATCAGTAGGAATGGCTTTATCTAATGCACCAAAAACAACAAGTCCCGCTGCTGTTCCTATTGGATTGGTTACAAAGCCAGTTGCTACTAATGGCAACATAACCATCCCCATATACTCTTTTCTATCTAAATCAGGATTAATACCTGTAACTTTTACAGAACGCCGCAAGACTTCGTAATTTTTATTTACTTCTTGCAAAGGTAACCCCGTTACATCTGAAAGAGCGTAAATATTTTGAGCTTTCGCAACCTCTCTTTCGGGGTCTTTAAAAAAACTTATCATTTTATCAAATACACCCGTCGGCGGAGCTTGTTTAATTTCAGGAATAACGCTATCCTCCTGAACAAACCCAGAAGGTAAAGTATTCATTTCAGGTTGAAACCCTATTGGTAAAACCGCTTGTTCTTCTACAAATCCACCGGGTAATGGCATTATTTAATCAAATCTCCTGTTTTTTCGTCATACCAGGTAACCCCACCATCTTCAGAATACGCCCTTTGTTTAGTTTCCTGATTAGTGGCATACTGCTTGTTGGGTTGCTTGGCTTGTTCTGCTAAGTGTTCATCTAGGCTAGTATTAAGAACCTCGGTTACAGCTTTACCAGGATCACTACCAGAATTAACCTTTTGCATATATTGTTTGAACATCTTAGTCATAATCTCTTGGCGCAATCCTTTATCCTTCCCATTATTAAATAATCTTTGGAACCAAGTTTTTTGAGGCATAGCTTTTTCAACATCTTCTTTTTTTACTCCGACAAAAAAGGTGTATAATGTTTGAAAATCGCTGTCATCTATTTCACCCGTAGCATTTTTAATTAGTAGTTCAGTTCTTATTTCATCTTCTTTTTTATTAGGGTTAATTATGTCCCCAGCGAGCTTATTAAATGTCGCGTTTACTTTATTACTTTCTTTTACCTTCTTCGCACTCCTAATATTCTCAATCACCGCTTTAGCAAACTTAGGGGTTATAGTGTCGGGAGTATTCATTAAATTTATTATTTCCCCTTCTGTGGGTTTGGGTTTATTAGGGTCAATCATCCGGGTAATTATGTCATTTTCATTGGTTTTTATCTTTTCTTTTCTTTGTTTTTCAGCTTCTGCCTCATATTTTTTAGAATAAGCGATAGCCTTTTCTATCGAGTCAGTCCTGAATTGCTCAGATATGCCCGGATATGGCCCGTCTTTACCTTCTTTTAATCCTATTAATGCGGCATCAGGATCAGCAATAATATGATTATCAACTACTGACTTCTGAACATCTTCTTGGAGTTTCAAATCAATTTGTTGTGCAGTAGCTTGATTAAAAATACCTGCCTCTACCCCCCCTACAAGGTTTCTTTTGAAATTGCTTACGGCCGTGATCTGTTCAGCCGGTGTCATGCTGGCATAACTATTCACTAATTGTTGGCGATTATATTCGATAGCGGCTTTAGACGCCTCAATTTCCCTCTCCCTAAAAGAGTTTCTAATTCCCCAATTTACAGCAATAGCCTGTTTCCGAAAATTGGCCATAAACTTTTCTCTGGCTAACCCCCCAGAAATAGTCTTTGCCGCTTCTACCCCTACTTTCTCAATTTCAGCTTCATATTTAGTAGCATCAAAATCTATATCTTCACTTGCAATAGATTTAATCGCATTAAATTTTTCAAAAACGAAGGCATCTGCTTCATTAATCTGCCGGAAATCTCTTACTTGGGTTAACATATTCTCGGCATTTTCAATAGATTGAACTACCTCACCTGATGCTTGTTTTGAAGCACTAACGGCCTGTAATCCCATTGTCGGGGCAGAACCTACTTTTATATTTCCCTCTGATTGATATTCTGGTATTTTAGGAATGGCGCACCTCTTTATTTATTTACACTATATTCTGTATATGCTTTCGTCCCTGTGTTTAATATCGTCGCAAATGACTTTGTATAAGCGTCCATCACTGCCGATTGTCCTTGAGCCTTATATATATCGCCTTGCGTTCGTGAAAGTCCGACATTATAAGTTGCGCTTATATCAGCGTAAATTGCATCAAGCTCGCTTTCTTTTAAGCTATTTTTCATAACTTCTGCCGGGGAACCTTCTAACTTAACGCCAGCTTTTGCATAACCTGCTATTTGTGCGCTGAATAAACTCTGTGCTTTTTTACGGATATTTTTAATCTGTATATCTGCCGATAATCGTATCATCCTACCTTCAAGTTCGGCCATTCTTGCGTTAAACTTATAAGTGCTTTTTACCCTTGAGGCATTAATAAAACTATTCGCAATATCACTAAGACCAGATATAACCCCGGAGGCAATCATACCCACTCCCGCTGCTCCTGCTTTATTAGCAGAAGCTGCACCACCAGAGCTAAATGTTGGGGATGCAGTTAGTTGATTAATTCCTTGAGTTTGGTTAAAAGCTGTAATAAGAGAACCCATTAATTTACCTCCGCTTCAAGAATAATACTTCTAACATGCAATGGTAAAGGTTGTTCTTGTTCAATAACTACATATTTCTCCTTGTCCCAGCCTGAAGGAAAAGCGACAGTTTTTATTCCAGTAAATAATTCAACTGCCTGATCTGTCGGCATAGCGGATGTTCTGAATATAACACTATCCTGCCTTATTCCATCTCCTACAGTGCAACCCAAAGATCTATATAAATTAACTAAGGCATTGGCAATTCGTTTCACTCTTCCTTGCGCTGATATTTTGCCGGGGGCAGGCTCCAAATCATTAGTTTTAAGCCTTGCGGTATAACCCAATCCTACTGTAACTTGAGAATAATAATCATCTAAATCTATCTTTCCACCATCAACAACTGTATTGGGATGACTTGCTCCATCAACCAGTATCTGAACAGTTTTTCCTTCCAAGTGTTCCAAACCAGAAACACTGTTTACGCACTTCCTTGCTTCACCGCCAGAAATATAATCAGCATACGCCAACCCATCAATATCAACATCATCAAAATCGGTAATTTCAAAACTTCCTGCGGCAAGGTTCGTAGCGGAAACCTTAAATTTCTTATAGTTTAATTCTGTCGTTCCGGCTACCCCTCGGATTTTTACTATATCTCCTGCTAAAAAACCATGGTCAGCGCAGGTAATAACTACTGGGTTTGCTTTACTAACCCCAGTAATGGTCTTAGGTTCATCTAATGTAAGACCGCTATGCACAAAAAAAGCATCTTCTTGTTCATCAAATTCAGGAGCTACCATATACTCAACATATCGCCTTGTTATTCCATTAATAGTGCGTTTCACTATAAACCAAACTTCATCATAATTGTCTTTGGGAATTACTGTTACGCTTTCAAATTCACCATCCGTTGAATGTAATGACCAAGCTGCTACCTTTTGTTCCACCTGTCGAGTAAAAGAAGTAAGCTTCCCATCAGCGCGAACACACCATAATATATCAATCGGAGATTGTTGATATGCCATGTCAACAATACCACTTTCGGTTATATGATCTGCAAGCGCGGTTGCATCATTTGCAACATAATTATCTTCGCTTAAAGTATAAACATATTCTCTTAATATTCTGTTGTATTTTTGCCAATAAAAGATATTGTTCCCAATAGCCTGCGGCATAATTGAAGATACACCATATCGGGATTTTTTCTTCATCCTTCCTGTTGTGGCGGTAAGCGCAAGAGTATCACTTCCTGTTCCTAATGACGATAGCCCTCCCGGAGTTCCTACGAGTATTTCAGCCGCTGGAAATAACCAGTTAATAACTTCAACTTCATTGGTATCTGCTTTAAATGATATAGCGTCAGCATCATCACTTCCAAGTTCAAAAGTATCATAAGCCCCAATAGATGAACCCCATGTAGTTTGAGGTTGTGAAACTGTATAACCATAAATTAACCTGCCTTCGCTAATAGTTACAGAACGGGGATAACCTCTATAATCGGACCAAGCACCCTCTGACCAATTAGTATATGCACTTGTTCCAGTGAGTGTTCCAGAGTATAAAACATTCGCAGTAGCGGAAGTTTTTAACCCTCCTGCGGCAACATCGGTAATTTTTACATATCCGGTGTTTATTTTCCAAATTGAGCCAATATGGGTAATATCAAATATCGCAACTGAAGCGGTTAATGTTATGCCGTCCCCGGTAGCGGCTGAAGGGGTTATTGTTGTTGTAGTTATATTCTCTGCCATTAACGCTGGCCGCGCAGAACCAGTAGAATAATCAATATCTGTTATTGTCCATGAAGTATGAGCTGTTCGGGTAAGTTTTTTCTGGGGTCTGCCTTTAGTGGCGTCATTACTTTTACCGAGAGTAATATATAGAATATCTGCTGTTTGAGCAAATTGAAGGTTCCATAAATCATCAGTAGTATAAGTTGTTGTGAGTGTATAAACCCTTTCCGATGTTCCCCCAGAATCCCAAGCTGTATATTCAGAAGAATCAATATAATCACCATCAATATTCTTTATTTTAAAGCTTCCTGCGCCCCTATCTGAAACAATAAACCGCTTGCCATTTAATTCCGTCATTCCTATAATCCCGGAAATATATACCTCATCTCCATTACTATATGAATTGGCGGCGGTAATAGTGCATTCTGCGGCTTGGTCTATTCCTGTTATGTCTATTCCAGTTTCAAGTATAGCTCCCCCATCTTTATAAAACCGCATATATAAGTTACCTAATTCTATGGTATATGCTTGAGTATCAGAAAATACAAAACGAATTATCCTTGTTTTCAGTGAAGATGTTTTTACCTCAGAAACATAATGAGTTCCGGGTGTTTTCTTTGCCCCACCATAAAATTCCACTATCATATTAAGTATTTCGGAAGCTGATTGATAGTATTGGGCTATATCTGTCCGCCCTGCGAGCCGGGGACTTAATACGCCCGCAACAAAACTATTTATAATTGTATCTGTCTTCATATTCTGCTATTTAACCAAAGACTCCTGTTTTCCTCATCAGGAGTAACCTCTTGTCCATTAAGTGATCTTGCTATGTTTAGTTTAGTTTGGAACTCCGCCCATTTAATTTTCACCATATCTTTATCCCGTGTAATCGCAAAACATAACTCAGCCGCTAATTTTGCCGCGAACATTTCTTTAAAAGCATCATCATATTGTGTAGGATCATCCAAGTAATAACCATATTCAATACTGATAGAATTAACATTGCTATATAGTTTTCTTCCTTTGATTTTATGAGAATAATCTGGTTCAACACTTGTCTTATTAAGCCGCACAAAATCAGAAGGAAGCTGAAAAATATAAAGATAATCTTTTAATACCGGAGATGTCGCTAATAATGACAAGGCAACTTCTTTTTTGTTAAAACTCCACGGGTGAAGTCGCAATAATGCTCTTAGGTGTAAGCTATATACCGCAAGTATTCTTCTCGCGTTTTCACTTTCTTCAGTTATAGAAGCTATACTACTGGCCCCTAAACCTCTTAACGCCATATTTATAATAGCCAATTTACTGCTTGTATCATCCACATCGCCAGTAACAGTGCCCTGTGCTATTAATCTTATTGAATCTGTTTTGGAAAGAGTTGTATTCTCAATAACCACTGAATAAGAATCTTCAAGAAGAGGGGTAAATGCTTTAATCCAGTTAATACTGAAATCATACTCCATACTTCCTGAAACTTCAGCAGATTGCCACGCTTCGGTAGTAAAATTATAATATAGGTTGTCTGACTCCCTGCGAATCGTAATGGTTACTGTATCGGTAGAAAGGCTTCCTTCCCATGCCGCAGGGATAATAAACTCTTCCCCAACTGATATTCTAAACAGATTTATCATTGCTAATCTCCTTTACCTTCTCACATATTGAAAAAAACAAAATTAAGACAAGAACGCTTTGAATCATTCTTGTAGGAAAACTCCATATCATAGTTATCAGCAACACTATCAAACCACTTAACAATGCCCTGTTTTTCCTTACTTTATGTAAAAGGCATCCGATGAAAGCAATGAATAATCCAAATCCTATATATCCAGTTTCAAATAATATCTGTAAAAAACAATTATGTGCTTGACGCCAAGCAAGCCAGTTTCCTTCCGTTCCCTGATATTTCCATTTTGAAGTTACTCCTCCTGCGACATCTTGGCTTAAAACAGGGAAGATAACCTTATATGTTCCTATTCCGTAACCAAAGAAAGGGTGCTGTGTGGTAGTAAGAAAGACAGTTTTCTTCCAAGCAGGCCAGCGTCCACCCATATAATGATTAAATATCTTTACTCTTGCCACAAAGAGAGAAATAATAACAACTGCGATAATAAATAATTTTTTCCTTCCTTTTAGGTATATAAATAAACCGGAAAGTATAGAGAGCATTGAACCATAAGAACGACTTATCCAAACTACTAAAACAACAGGCCAGATATTATGTTTATTACCTATTACTAAAATTGGCATTAAGCAAACAATAAAACTTCCCAATATCATAGGATTACCCACTGAACCCCAATATGTTAATTGATTGGCAGATTGTCCAAAATTCATTAATTTATCAAATCCCAAAGATTGCATTACAATAAGAACAATATTAAGAAAAAATACGCTTTGGATAGCTTTAATAATGAAATTATAATTCGTTATTTCAAGGCACAAGAGATAAAACCCCGATGTTGCAACCAATAATGTATAAGCAGTAAACGATAAATAAGGAGCTTTACTTAAAAAGCAATTTATGAATAAATATATCAGGGCAATTTTTATTAGTATATGCCCCTTACTGAACAAAAATAAAAATCCCAAAAATCCACTGACTAATATCAAATAAAACCATAATTCCGTGTTTGCTAAAAATGGAATACGGAATTGGTCGTTAGGTATAACAGCAAATAAGCAAATTAGAAAAGCGGCTAATTTATCTTTCATAAAGAAACAGGCGGCTGTTTAGGCCGCCCATTCTTACTGTGTTATTGTTAAATTATTGTTTCCAACTATTATCCAGCCGTATGTATCATCAAGATACAGCAGGGTAATTGAGTCTAATACATCAGCTAATGCTACAGATGTCCAGCCGTATTTAGTTGTAGCTGTAACAGTCTTTGAACCAGTGTCGCTTTGCGGTGCGCCAATAATAGTCATTAATTGACCAGGCGTCCCATTTGCTAAAGTCAATGTTTCTCCATTAGCGATGAGAACTATGGCTACCCTATGAGAAGATGGCAACGCAGTAACTCCCGTAACCACGGTTGTTACATCCCCATTATGAAATCCAGTTGCGATAAAATCCAAGCTTATGGGGATATTGAAAGTGCTTCCGTCGGTGCTATACTCATCACTTGAAAAGTTTAAATTTGTAGCCGATCCTACTGGCTCTCCGTCATTCTGTATGCCTACTGCGGCAAAAGCAACGGAGAAACACAATAAGAAGGTAACTACAAATAACGAAACTAACCTTTTATTCATGTTCCCTCCTGTTTGATAGCAGAAGCAAGATTATCCTTGCTTCTGCTATTATTTTTTTAGCCTTTTGCAACATAGGCGATACCGACTTTAACCACTATACCGTTTGTAGGTGTTCCTCCCCCTACAACTAAAGTAGGAACCTGTCCATCTCCTGCAGCGATCTCAAAACCCAATGAACCATCAATACCATCGCCATTAGCCAATGATGCTTGTAAAGCAGAACCACAATTCTTAGCGTCCATAAACTCATTAGGGTCTTCCAATGTTCCAAACTCTAATGTGCAAGATCCGCCTAAAGCTCCGGTATCAATAATCCAATCCACAATACGGGCTTCTGCTGGTAGAAGACAACCCATTAATTGGATTACCTCACCAGTTGTTACAATTCCGTCAAAAGTGAATGAGTCGTAAACCCATTTCACTACACCGCCAACTAATTCTGGCTCAATCGTATTGACTGACCCGGCGTTCTTTAATGTTTTATTCACTCCATAACTTGTTCCCATGTTAATTGCCTCCTTGTTTTATATTATTATTCTATGCAATCTACCTCGACAACGCGCTCTTCTTCTAATCTTGTTGCACCATAAGACTGCCCTGCGTATATCTGGGCTGAAAAGTGCAATCCTGGCATTATATCAATAGAAGCTATTAACTCTTTCCATGTTCCCAAAACCATGCCGTTTTTATGATAAGCGGCGCATTTTCTTGTAGTTGAAGAGATCGGCAACCTTTCAGTCTGAATAAAGTTAAATCCACAAATCGTGCCAGGTTGTCCGCTAACTAATGCTTTAACCTGTGCATAATCAGTAGATGTAACTTCAGTAATAGCCAAAAGATCTTCTACTTCTTCCGCAGTAATAGCGAAATAACGATTTTCTGATTCTACCTCATTCTGATCCAATACTTTCTTAGCTTGGCGTATCTTAGCCATTGTTAATCCTGCGCCACCGGCAGCTATAACCTGGTCCCCAGTTAAAGTGTTTGATGTCCCGCCTGCTTTGCCACTATATGCGGTAGCAAAGAAAGCATCACAAACCACTTTATCTTTTGCACGGGCTAATGAAGCGGCGTTATTACGAACAATCTCATTAGTAGGGTCTTTAGCCATCATAACCTTATCCATCGAATCAACGAGGGGGGCCTGATAGAAATAACGGGGAACTATCTTTCTACGATCATAATTCGGGTCAGAGTTTCTGACTACTTCATTACGAGCTAACTTCTCATCCGCATCCGAAGACGCTAATTGATCTTGGAATGAGATTTCTCCCTGACAATTAGGTTTCTGAAATACGGTAGGTGCTACTTTCAGCGTCAACTGCTGAACGAGCAGCAGAATATTATCGCTGTATTGTTGAATTAATGCTGTATCAACGGCCATTTGTAAATCCTCCTTGTGGTTAGAACAACTTTACAATCTCCGAGCTTTTGGTTGTCCTTACGGGCCTTAAAAGCTTATTTCTTTCTTTGGGCCCCTCACAAAGAGGAGTTATCCGTTACATTACACATATAAACAGGGCTTATGCTTATCCGTTTATATGCTTATTGCGCTTGCGACATTTTATATAATTCACTTAATCTATTTACCCAATATTCATGTTGGGGATGAGCATTATCATTCAGTTCAAATTTTCTTTCTTCCCTGATTTTATTTATTTCTAATTTAGCTGAAGCAGGGTCAAGGAATGTTGCGCTCATATTAGCTTTAGATAAACTCTCCTCACTTAATTCATCTCCAACATTAGCCAATAGCTCAATAATCAAAGGGTCGTTTCCATATTTCTTAACTATCTCCGCGCTCTTCTCAGGGTCCTTTGTATAATTAGCGAGAAGGGCATTTGCGAGCTTAGCTTTCTGTTCATAAGCTAATCCCCATTTAGCACGCAGATTAAGCATTGCTTCATTATGATTTTTTTCATTAGTTTCTTTTAATGCCTGTGTTCCGCGTTGCAACATCCCCGCTAATTCATCCATCATAAAGGCATACTGTGAAGGGAGCAATCCGGCGGCTTTTGCTCTTGCCTTAAATTCAGAATGAAGCTTTTCATCTATTGACACACCTTCAGGTAATTTAAAAGTTTGTGATTCTTTGTATTCTTTCGGATCTTTGGGAAGCCCTAATTGAGTCATCACCCTTTCGAAGTCAGCCCTATCGTAATTGCCATCTTTATCTTTCTTAGGCATTGCTATTTTTTCATGACCAACTAATTTCTCAAGTTCAGAATAACCCTTTATGGTATCTGCTGGGGTCTTCCATCCTTTTACACCAACTAAAGCTTTATGATCTGCATCTAAAGTAGAAGTCCAATCAACGGCCTGTGTTTTGGGTTTATACCCAGCAAGAAACTCATCAAATGACTTGAAATTAGCAATATCTTCGTTTGTCGCTCCGGTATTAGTAATAAAAGAACTCACCGCCGGCCTTTGTCCTTCTTCTACTGAATCAATAAATGGTATTACCACCTCGCCTCTGTTACCCAATCCTTTTATAAAACTTACTACTGCTTTTTGCGCTCTCGTTATCCAATTAGGGCGGGAGTTGTGCATTTTTTGTTCCTCCTTACCTTGTTAGCTCTTCCAAGACTTCCTTTAAGTCTTTTTTGAGCAGGTTAATAATATGAACATATATACTTCTGCGGCCTTCATTAAACGACATTTGCCCGTGGCTATCGTTGTAAGTTGTATGATTGATAAAACACCTTTTTTCTAAATCTTGCAATACTGCCCTTCCATCTTCAGTATCAAATACCCTCTGGTAGAGTTGCTGGTTTTCAGCAATTTGTTTATCTATTTCCCTTATCTGATTTTTATCCTCAAACACTATCTGACTCCTGCCATATGCGATTCCGCAACATTCTTGTCAGCTTCTGTGCCGGTTTTTATGGTTTCCGCTCCTTGTTGCATTGCTGCCATTTGCTGGGCTATGGCGGCTTGTTCTGCTCTTCCAGCGCGTATGTCTTCTACTTCATCATCATCTCTAATTATTTTTGGGGTAATATTTGTAATATCAGCTACATAGTCAACAGTCTTGTCAAAATCTATCTTGTCAAGAACTTCAGGACTTACCCCTCCGAATGAAGCGATTATTTCTATTGCCTGAGTAAGATTATTAAGCTCCAAAGCTTTCTGCGCCCTGGCAAGCGGAGAGATATATTCAATTACATATTCTTCCCCGACTAACTCAGGGGGTAACGGAGGAAGTTTTTTAAGCCTTGCTGCTATGGCATAAACTCTTTCTATTGTGGGGCTTAATTTCTCCCGCATGATATTTCCAATGGCTGAACCCAATAACTGCATACGCTGATTATTTCTTATGTTTACCTCTGTGGCAGTCATTTTACCTACTTGTTCAACTGCTAAAAATAAATCATTGTAAAATGCTTGTTCTATTTTTCTTTGCTTGCGTTCCATATAATCAACGCCTAACGGAACGTTTTCCCCAGTATTAATTGGGGTAATGTGTTCATTGGGAAAACCTGCGTTCTTAATATTCCTCCCTCTTGGATTAAAATTATAAGGCCGCATAAAGGCTTCATCTGGTATTTCAAGTGCCGGGGAAACAGCATTTTGAGCGCCCAAGATAACGGTTTCTTCCATCTGATTTGACATCTTAATAGCAGGGAGAACATTATCTGCTACTGCATACCCATAAGGGCTATTCTTCATCTTGGCAAAACGGGATACCATAAAAGGAAATTCTTTAAATCCTCCCTCCCTGACTACTTTTTTACTTTCTTTGTCTATCCATAATGCAGCGTATGGCATATTCCGGGAGTCTTTTTTTGATTGGTCATAAACCTCACGGGGAGTAACACAAAATAAATATTTAAACTTGGTAGAATAATCCCCTTTTATATAGCATTCTTTAACTTTCAACCCCGCAGCATTACCAAACTTACCAAACGACTGCTCCGCATCAAATTCATATTCTATATACGCAGAAGATACTCGACCGGTAGAATCATTACATATAACCACATTTTCTATTGATAAGCTGTCAAACCTGATATCTTCTTTTGTATCATCTTCGAGGTATAATATATCTGTTCCTATTGCACCTAAACTAAGATAACCCTCTACATCTTCTTGATAAAAATTAGAGCCATTAATCATTCCATATAAAACATCTTCAGTATCTCTAAGGTATTTAAGAATATGACGCTTGTTAAGTAATGCCCTATTGCGCAGGCCTATTGTGTGCCATCTTGTTTGTGGACCTGACATGTAAGCCTGCATACCAGCAGCAAAATAAGCATTGGCTAATATAGCTGTCTCATCATAAATATCAACAGGTGTTCTATCGCCTAAATTATATATTTTATTAATATAGGCTTTACGGGGCAGACAGTAATACGCTTTTTCCTGCCAATAGCTTTCTAATGAAGCACGAGCCGCTTTTAATTGGTCATAAACCCTAATATGTTTTTGCGCTAAACTTTCCACTTTATGCACCTCCGAGTAGCGTAGGCCTATTTGTATTAGCACTTTCCGTAATCCCCAAAGGCGAGGTAAGGATAGTCTGAGTCTGCGCCAAGCGCTGTTTTCTTAATTTCTCTGTTGCTTCTTCTTCGGCAAGCTTATCGGCTGCTTTAGCTTTGGCTTCAGCCGCGGCAACTTGAGCCTTCTGATCTTCATACATGTTCTCTTGTCGCCTTCTTTCTGCTGCTGCGGTAGAAGCAGTAACTCCAACAGCTGCGCCTGCTCCGACTGCAGCAACTCCGGCTGCAATCAATATTGCTGTAGATGTAGCAATAGCCATTTAATTCCCCCTTAATTCTTTTATGTAATGCACTTCAAATGGAATAAACCCCAGTCTTAAATAGAAATCTTCTAATTTATCCTTTTTTAAGTTCATCATGTGAACAAAAATAATAAATTTTATATTTTTATTTTTGCAATATTCCTCTAAAGATGCTAATAGCTTTATCCCTACCTTGCGGTATTTTTTAGAAACAAACCAAACTGCCTCTTGGTAAATCAAATCTTTCCCGAGCGGCGCATTAATCACTGTCCCTGCCAATACTCCGACTATTTTATTGTCAATCTCTGCTACCAAACTTGTCTTGACATAATCCATACAAGTTTGCTTCGCAATATCTATATCTATCTTGACCCCATATTCATTAAGGCTTTCTGACTGAAATTCTCTAAGTAAATCTATCGCTCCTTCAATATCGGTTTCTAATGCTGGTCTTATTATCATCTACACACTTCAGCACATTGACGGGTTAAAGGATTATAACCTGTTACTTCTTCAATAACTCCGTGCCTAACTCCCCTACCACATACCGGAGGCTTGGCAATCTGTTGTTGCATCGCAAGCACATCACATAAATCCGTATATAAACTCTTAAATCCATCAATCGTTACACCCATAAGTTCAGTTTCAAGTTCAGCAAGCCAGTATGCTTCTTCTGGCAACTGAATAGTATGCGCTTTAAAACGAGGCGCAAGCATCTTAACTCGTTCA